GCCTGGTTGTAAGCAGATGAGAATGATTCTCATCTCGGGCACCGCCTGGTGGTGGGACCAACATCACCCAGGCTAATGGGGGCGGTTAGTAGACATCATTCTTAGTGATGCGCGCGGGGACCTATTTACGTACGACTTTAGGGTTTTTCGAAACACCTTTTTAAAAAAACATCTTGACATTTAATGTCATTTTTAGTATAATTGTTTCTATTACAACTCACCTACAGAAATTTGATAAAAAGGGGAACACATGATTAAATACACGATAAATCCGATAGAATATAATGAGGCAGACGCCCACCTTATAGTAGATATTATACCTGTGGATAATTCTTCGTTTAGTATACAAAAGGTTGTACTAGCTATAAGCCCTGAAGTACTACAAGAAATAGATGCAGAGACAGACGTAGCAGCCCAAAAAGCTATCATTCGTAGAGAAATTTTAGGTTTTAACCCTAGCCTGCAAGGGACTTGGGAACGAGAAAAAGATATCAAATTGATAACGATACCACAAGAACTTACAGACTTACTCGGTGTTGCTGGTACTACACCAGTAACCGAAACAGAAATAGCAGCATGGGAAGCAGCAGCAGAAGCTAAAAGAGCTGCTCTTCTAGCTGGCTAGCTAAAATGTCTCACCAAACTACACTAACCTCTACAAACAGTACTGGGGTAACCACGCAGACTTTCAACGGTTTAGTCACCGGGGACCCTATAGGCGTATCTATAACACCATTAGTTGGTTCTGGTGGTAATAGTTCGGTCGCCGTAAGCTCTACGACAAACTGCTCCGCTACCACAAGCGCTATTACTGCTACAGCATCAAGTGGCACTTATGATGTTACGTTTTCAAATCTGTATATTCACGTACCTGGTGTCCTCACAATCTATGCATATTCTAGAATTACTGGTACTATCACAGCGGCGACAAGTGCCCCTACACATGTAACTTTAAGCGCCGCCGGTACAGAGGCGCAAAGCACAACAAACATAACTGCTACTACTTGGGGAGGTACTGCAGGCGGTACCTTATATGTATCGGGAACCCCTTTTACTACTTGGGTAACCAACGGTTATTCCTGGTCAGGTAAAACTAGAGGCACCACGTATACGTTCAAGGGAAAGAGGCAATTAAATGGTGTTGACAGTACTTACGCCTCCAACTCCATCACAGTACCTTATCTAGCCACCTCAACGACCGGTACAATCTCTGCAGGCGATACAAGCCCTGCATACACCGGCTCTACTTCAACGGTAACTTTAACTATAGGGAACAAGGCCGCTGGCCATGACTACTATGTCGATGGCGTAGCAATAGGTACCGCAACAAGTGTAAGCAAAACCTTGCCAGCAGCCGGGGGTTCACAGGCAACTTATACCCTTACAGTAGTCAGACCTACAAGTTATGGGGGTAATGGTAGTACAGTATCAGATGGATCGGTTACTGTTACTCGAGACGCTGCTACCGCGGCCCCCGTAGTAGGGAGTGTAGCAAATAACGACGCGGACTCAGCAACTGTTACCGCCACTGTAACTCTTTCTTCGAGTGGAAGTGGAGGCACTGGCGTAGAATATTCCAACGGGTCTGTCTGGCAATCATCAGCTTCCTTTACTCAGGCTCGTAACAGCACTGTATCCTATTCGGCAAGACGAAGTGGCATAAATTTAGTAAGCAACTCTGTAAGTCATACCGTAGGATACAAAGCCACCTCAACAGCGGGTACAATCTCTGCAAGCCCTACAAACCCTTCATACACCGGCTCTACTTCAACGATCACTGTATCTATAGGGAACAAGGCCACAGGTCATGACTACTATGTCGATGGCTCAGGAATAGGCAGCGCAACAAGTGTAAGCAAAACCTTACCAGCAGCCGGGGGTTCACAGGCAACTTACGTACTCACAGTAGTCAGACCTACAAGTTATGGGGGTAATGGTAGTACAGTATCAGATGGATCGGTTACTGTTACTAGACAGGCAGACCCGGGCTCTGCTCCCTATCTGTCGAGTGTAACAAATAATAACGAATCACAGCCAATACCTACTGCCACTGTAAATCTTTCTTCGAGTGGAAGTGGAGGTACTTTACAATACGCCCAAACCAGTTCTAATTCAGCACCTAGCTCGGGTTGGCAAACATCAGCCTCCTTTTCTCATGCTCGCCCCACCACTAAATACTATTGGGCAAGACAAAGTCCTAGCTTAGTAAGCAGCTCCTTATGGATGACGGCAAATTATCTTACAGGAGATACATCTGTATCGGCTACAAATGATACGATCAGCAGTAGTGCCTCTTCAGCAAGTACAACTATAAGTAACGGAACTTCGGGAGAGACGTACGCAGTAAGGCTAAACAATGGTTCTACTAACATAGTTACAAGGGTAGGCAATGGCAGTCTTACCATTCCTTCTGCTAGCCTACCCACTGGTACAAATACAACTACATACGAAATATTCGTCCTAAGACCTACAAGTACGGGTGGAGATGGTAGTACTTATACAGCTACAAACGATACATTCACGGTTACTCGGGCAGCCGCAAATAATCCTAACCCCAATGCTTTTACTTTTTCAAATGTGCCTGCTGCTACCGAAGGAACAGTAATAACGAGTAATTCATATACTTTAGCAGGAATGGATGTAGCTTCAACAGTCACCGCTTTAAACAACTGTTCATATAGAATAGGTTCAGGTTCCTGGCAGACTAGTACAGGAACTGCTGTTCCCGCAAATTCTCAAATAACCATAAGAACCACTTCAAGCTCTACTTATGGGGCAACTGTGACTGCATATGTAACAGTAGGAACCACACAATCAACCACCTGGAGTGTTACAACTCGGTCGAATCCTGCAAGTTCTACTTATGGGTTACAAGTAATGAATGCAAATGGTACAAATGAAATTTTTGGGTATAATGTATCTACCTCTCATATTGTAGCTCACGGATCAATATCAGTCCCTCATAGTTCTACAGTCACGGTATCAAATGCAGAGGGGATGTTAGTAGGTAACGCTAATACAGTAGGGGTATCAGTATCAGCAACAGTTCCTCTTTTTGGTATATATCTAACCCATAGTAGAGGGACTGGACAATTCACTATATCTAATAGTAGTACTCTTGCTACTGTTGTTGCAAGATATATGGTATTTAGGTACTAATTATGGCTTATGGCATTGAAATAACAGGTAATAACTCTTCCTATCAAATTCTTTCGAATACATCGTATACGGAACATTATGCCGTTGCAGCCGCCTCAACTTTGGCTGCAAGCACAGCCCTAACTATAGCTTCCTCGGATTTAGTTTTTGCAAAGCCCCAATCTACAACTATAGGGCAAAATAGAGTAGTATATAAATTTAATAATTATGTTACTCCCACCACTATAACTTTCCTAAAAGCAGTATACTATGTGAAACTGTCACGAACCTCTACTCAGGTCTCGGGGGGTTCAACTACAGGAACTTATGGTGTTCAAATAAAAAATAATTCAGGTACTATAATATATGACTCTAGAGCATCTACTACGGGGATGAATATAATTGCAACAAAAGCTTCCATAAGTTGTGGGGGTGCGAAACAACCTTTAGCTTCTGGAGACCCTATTTATACTACAGGAGCGGGGATTCCAAATTCAGGGACTACTTTATCAACTGTAATATATGCAGGTGACCCCTCCAATGTTTATATGAGCTGCCCTTCGGGGTATTATGATTCACCCTCAGCTGAAATAGGGGGGTTCTATTATGATTATGTTAATGACATGATCTTAAACCATTCTTACAGCTCAAGCGGAAGTTTGTTGTGGAAAAACTTTTCAGACTTACTAATAGGAAACTATATAACATGACAGTATACACAATAGCAGTAGTAAATCCAGAAGGTGAAATTTGGCATTGGTATCATCCAACTGCCACAGTAGACCCCGATGGAGAAGAAGTCGTAGTAGGAGATGTTACTTCTACAAGGGTTCACATCACGGAACAGCATGAAGACCTCATGCTTTGGGTGCGGACTCATTATCGTAAAAATAATGAATGGGTACAACGAGCAGACAAAGATTCGTCTTATTATACTTGGGCCAACGAAACCTGGACGTTAAATCATCATGTCCTCTTTTCTGAAATTCGTACTCAACGAAATCAGTTATTACTAGAGAGTGACTGGACTCAAATACCAGACAGTCCTTTGACAGACGCAAAAAAAGCAGAGTGGACAGAATACCGACAAGCGTTAAGAACTGTTCCTGCTACTAACTCTAGCGTAATTGACCTTGGCCAAGTAGTTTGGCCAACACCTCCATCATAGAAAAAAATATCTTGACATTACAACCTTTTTTGAGTATAATTTTGCCATGACTAAAGAAGTAACAACAATTTCTCCAGAGGGACTTGAAGTAGCTAATTCCTATTTAACCCTAGGGAATATTAAGGGCGTCTGTGAGGTTATGCAAGTCACAGAAAACAAAGTAGTTGATATCCTAAATCGACGAGAAGTTAAGAAGTACATAGATACCGTATACCTTGACTTAGGGTATAGAAATAAAAATAACATAGCGTCCTTACTGGATGAGATGATCAACTCAAAGCTCGAAGAGGCCCAGGAAACGGGTGTATACTCTAGCAAGGACTTAGCAGACTTATTACAAATGGCTCATAAAATGCGTATGGACGAGATCAAAGCACAAGCTGATCTTGAAAAAGCAGAAGGCTCCAATATCAGAAATCAGACAAATGTCCAGATTAATGATGGGATACCCTTCGGTCAAGGTAACTATGGTAAGTTAATGGATAAACTATTAAATGGAATCACCGTCGACGCCTAATGAAGCACGCCTAAATGAACGTTTTGCTTCCCATGAAGCCCAATGTGAAGAACGCTGGAAAACTGTGTTCGTAAGGCTTGAAGGAATGGAAAAGAAAATGGATAAGTTACATAGCCTTTCCCTTACTGCTACTGGAACAGTAATTCTGTTTCTAGCAGGAATTATTTTAACCTTACTTAACGAGTGAAGAACGTAGGAGAAATCAATGAAAGAAACGTGTAAGTGTAATCCTTGTAAGTGCTCCTCTAAAACATAGTGGCGTACAAGAAGAGAAAGAAGACTCCAAAAGGTTATCATAGAATGCCAAATGGAAAACTGATGAAAGGATCTAAGCATCCTAAGCGAAAAAAGAGGAAGAAATAATCACATATTTTAATAAAGTAAAAGACTGGATTAAAAGTCGGCTTAGTGAGAGAACTAGCTGGGACGGCGGAATCATCATCGCTGGATCACTAGCAATTATATTTTTCGGCGGGGTTGTTAAAATCGCAGCATGGTTCGCATTAGCTTATGGTATTTGGACCGTATACAAGGAGGAGATGTATGAGTGATAATAGATTCTCTGGGGATATGTCCCGGAACGAGGTTGAAATAGACCTAAATAAGTTTATGGAACTGCTTCAAGAAGCAAGTGTATTGAAAGAACGTATACGCGAGCTGGAAGACCAGGAAACTAAGAATCCTTGGCAGAAAGGCATATTCATGGCACAAGCTGTAGATAGCTGGAGAATCTTTCCTCGAGCATTTTTAAGTGTTTATATATTCTTACTGTACTACGCAACAATGTGGTTCATGGATTTACCAGCTCCCACGCTGGAACAGTCAGGACTTATATCAGTAATCGTAGGTGCAGGCGCTGCATGGTTTGGATTGTATGCAGGAACTAGTAAAGGTAAAACTGATCATTAGGTAACATATGGCAATAGAAATAAGCAGAAAGGATATCGTAGCTGATAGGCTACTTGATTTACAATCTGAGACAAGGTTTCTCAAACTACCAGTATCTCCCTATCTGGAGATGCTCGGCGTCGAACCTCTTGCCTCACAGAAGGCTATAATAAATGCAATAAATAATCCCAAGTACCGTTTTGTATGTGCGGCGGTATCAAGGAGACAGGGTAAAACCTATATTGCAAATATTATTGGGCAACTAGTATCCCTAGTTCCAAATTCGAACATTCTAATTATGTCCCCGAACTATGCCTTGTCTCAGATTTCTTTTGATTTACAAAGGACATTAATTAAACACTTTGACCTAGAAGTTACGAAAGACAACGCAAAGGACAAAGTAATAGAAATGTCTAATGGCTCTACAATTCGTATGGGTTCGGTCAACCAAGTTGACTCTTGTGTTGGTCGCTCCTACGATCTAATCATATTCGATGAAGCCGCACTCGCGGATGGAAAAGACGCTTTTAACGTAGCTCTGCGTCCCACACTGGATAAAGAAAATTCTAAAGCAATATTTATATCAACACCCCGTGGAAAGAACAACTGGTTCTCAGAGTTCTTCTATAGAGGTTTTACGGATGAGTTCTCTGAATGGGCTTCTATTAGAGCGACTTATAAAGATAATCCTAGAATGTCTGAAAGCGATATTGCAGAAGCTAGACAATCAATGTCCGAGCCTGAATTTAAACAAGAGTACGAAGCTGACTTCAATACATACGAAGGTCAAATCTGGAACTTCGATGCAGAAGAATGCATCTTTAATGGTAGCGAACTAGACACTTCTAAAATGGATGTGTTCGCGGGGTTGGACGTAGGTTACAGAGACCCAACAGCCTTTTGTGTAATTGGATACGACTGGGATGAGGAGAAGTATTACTTACTCGACGAGTACCTGGATGCAGAGCAGACAACAGAGAAACACGCAAAAGAAATACAAGTTTTAATAAATAAGTGGGATATAGACTATATTTATATTGACTCCGCCGCACAGCAGACCCGTTTCGATTTCGCACAAAACTATGATATTTCAACTATCAACGCAAAGAAGTCCGTACTAGACGGTATAGCACAGGTTGCAGGAATAGTGGATAATAATAATTTATTTATAGAGCAGGGGTGTAAAGAGAGTCTGTCTGCATTAGATCAATACCAGTGGGATGCCAACCCTAACCTAGCAAGAGAGAAGCCGAAGCACAATTATGCATCACACATGGCGGACGCGTTAAGATACGCACTCTA